AGTCAGTAACTTCGATCTCAAACTTATCTGGGTCTGATTCTCCTGATCCAAAGTAGACTTCAAGGAACCGTTTCACATGTGTACAACCACTACACTGTCCGACACGCTTCATGGTGATTGCCTTCTTGTGTCGTTTGTGATCCGCAGTGTACTTCCTCTCTCCCTCTCGTGAATCCTCAATCGCTGGTGTTGTTGAGGGGAAAAGCTTACTCCAAGTGAAGTAAGTAGTCAATAAACCGATTGCTGTCATGAACATAGACAAGTATTTGTGTCCTAAAACCCAATTTACTATTTGTCCGAGTTTACTCATTAAAGCATCCTTGAATATCAACAACTTACCACGCAAGTGTTTCTTGTCCATGCGCTTCTTCAGTTTTGCTTCCCAATACGCGTCTGGTATGCGATTTATCAATTTCCAGTGTGGTTCAAGCACTGTGTTATAATAACTCGCATTTGGGAAGTCGCCGTTTCCATAACGATTGTGTTCCAAAATGTCCAAACAAATCCTCTCAACATGCTTTGACAAGTCTGGTATTCTGGGAGTTTTATGGAAACGACTGAAGACCATCGTGACTTGTTCAGGTGTTAGAATCTCTTCAGTTTTGATCTCCTCTGCTGGATTGCAGTATTGACATTTGAATTGATCCTTGAACTTCTCGTGCTTATCATCACAAATCCCAAAGCGTTTTCCTGCTATCAAACACTCTCCTTTACGAATCAACTCTTGGACTATGTCATCCATAGCTCCCTCCTCAATGCCTTCTAGTTTCCTTTGCAGGTCTCTAGCTACTGAGGGTGCCTCAAATGTCTTTGGTAATGGATGACATTCGACTTCAGCCGAATGAAATGTTCCTTCTGACCATTCACATTCACTATCATCATTCTGTCCATGTCGCGCAGTCTTCAACTCTTCTTTTCTCCGGCGTCTTTTGGTCTGTCCTTCACGTTCCGCGTCATCAACCTTATTGAGCCATGCTGTTAGTGCGCTCATATCTGCTTCCTTGGGGTTCCCAGCATACCGTTCTTTGACTAAATCCTTCATTCTCTGCTTCAACTCATGTGATAAGATGGTGTTTGAGAATGCTTCATACTGTGGTGCTTCTTCGTAATTTCGGGGATTATAAACCAATTCTCCGTCGATATATCCTCGTGTTGAACAATCGACTTCTGGCTTCGGATAACAATTCTTCCTCGAAACTCCAATCTGCTTATGTATATCCCATTCATTATGAAAATGCTTGAGCATACAATTGTAGATGAATTCGGTCAAAGTCTGGTAAGTGAACTCCAAAGGCACACCATTTGCTCCTCTCAATCTCCTATTCTCCTCGCTGTGGTAGAGGTGAAACCTAAGATGGGACCAATCTTGACTATACCTCAATGAACCGTCTGCATTACGGGCATTGTTGTGTATCACTTTAATCAATAAATGACGCCTGCGGTACACGGCTTGAGTACAGTAGATTGTTTTAGGTTTTGGGTAAGGAGTGTTAGTCGTGTAGAAAAACACATCAGATGAAAATGGAGTACCTTTAGAGTGCAGATCAGCCATAGGCAAGACAAAAGTTGTTGGACTAACCAAGTTAATGAACTCAGTATAATCTTCATCACTAGTATCCTGGCCAAAGTCGTCTCTTCCAGTAGCCCATTGTCCGTTGTATCCATCCCAATGGTCCGTTTTCGACCGGTAATAAGCCCTCTGGAGTGGGGGAATCTTAAGTCGCTTAGCTAAATTGTAAATTATAGCGTGGGCAACTGCAGACTTCCCAACTTCTGACCTTCCGAAGAATGCCATACAGAATGGTGTTATTCTGTGTTTAAGCACTTTCTTACCGATCTGGATACCATCTCTAATCCCACGAAGTAACTCATTTCGCTTAGTGATAGTAACCAACAATTTTGGTTCCAATCCAGTAATCAAAAGGTCTGATTCCAATTCCTGTCCAATTTTTGATAGTGTTAGTACCAAATGCCAATATTCATCATCAGTGATTCCAATATGTATAGACGTTTCCTTTTCCAAAGCTCCAGTCAATTTAAGCCAATTCGTAATTTGTGGGAATTTCTCTTCAAGTTTCTTTGCTGCTCTCAGAGAAGGGTCGTATTCCAGTCCAAAGTAGGTTGCAACTCCTAAAACGGAGTCTTTGAGCTTAGGTAAGATCCAATCAAATCCTCTCATGAGAGAGAAAGTGGCAGCACCAATACCCAGCACATTTCGGAGATGTGAGAGACAATCATTCTGTTCCTTGGAGGATGGTCCTCGCTTCAAGACTATAGTACCTATACCCAGCACAATTAAGGGTAATAACGCCGAGAGTGGCTCCATTTCACTCTCTCCAATTCGGTCTGTGGTGGTTATGCCGACCGATACTTCGTCTTTTCTCAAAGCGGCCATCAACATGGACAAGTTCAAACCACAATCAATTAAGGTATGTGATATCAAACTCACCAGGTTATTAAACCGATGTTTCTCGCCTCCAGCCATGAGTTGTAGAATTTCGAAAAGTCTAGAAGAAATAAATCTTCCATTCCCTTCAAGGTTAACAGTGTCAGCAACTCCGCTTGCTACTTCTGACACTACACCTTTCACTCCTTTGGATGCCGCTTCATCCATCCAATCCCCGAGCCTAGTCAACAAAGATTTCGACGTGTCCGCCAAATGATCAATTTTCTCCGTTGTGTTGGATACTTTTTGAAAAGTTTTCTTTATTTTCCCAAGTCCGAAAATTTCGCCTTCACGGTCCATTTGCCCTTCCCTCATGAGTTCTTCTTCAGTGGGCAAAGTCGTCTCCGGTGCTTCGACACTAAAACGTGTCAATCGTTCTCCCAGGCTAGCCATATTCTTCACTTCAATGGTTCTTCGTGCGATGTCAAGCACTCCTTGAATGTCGTCAGCTTCCTTGATATCTGGTAATAACCGTTTGAATTCTGTAAACAGATCCCGCTCGGTAATTTTCCCGGATAATTGCAAGGATAGTGCTGACTCAATCTTTTGGGCTGCAACCACCAGTGTTCCATAACTAACCAACTCACCTGCTGTCGGTATTGCGGGAAAGAATTTGTAGAGAGCATTAGCATCCTGATCTATCAAGTTCGAGGCTGCTACTTTAGCGCTCACCACGTCAATTCCTCCTTTCAAGTACAAAACAGCTTGTTCCATTGTTCTTTTATGGAACGGTGAAAGGGATCCTTCTGCAAAGCCTATCATACCAAGTGCCCGGATAATGTCGCTCCTCAAGGTTTTAGCCAAAGGGGGCAACAAACGTCCAGATGCTTCGTAGATATTCTCCGCCTTCTTCCAAACACTCTCTGGTAAAACCCAGCGAGAATTTCTCACATAATCTACGTAAGGCCAATTGCTTGGATTTTCGTAAATCGTTTGGATCAAGGAGGTGATTCCATCAACAAAAGCTTCCTTGTTCACTATGTAACGTTGGTATACATCAGTGCGCAAGACTACTTCTGCGTAGTGTGTTCGTCCAGGGGTGAATTCCGATTCGTTATCCATTTGTCCAACTCTCATTCTTTCCTCCAACTCTTCTTGCCAGGTAACCGCATCTCCCACCATAACTCCATGTTGTTGAGCTTGTGTTCTTGCATTTACGTGTTTAGCGTAATATGCGATCTTCTCCAGTGGTATAGCAGCTCGAGTTTCATCAGACAGTTGTTGCCATGCGCTGAAAAATACAGACGAAATCAGCAATCGATTCATTGACAGTACAGGGGACATGAGTGACTTTCCAAGTGGTAATGGTGTAGGTAAAACTCCGTTAGGGGTTCCTTTATAACCAAAAAGTTGGAAGTCATCTGCACATCTTATACTTATCATCAAATCTAAAGCTTCCGCACCCATATTATTGATGGTCATCCTAACAGGGGGTCCGCAATATCTCGTTGATACTACTGCACTACTCTCAGTGCCAGTAAACATCTCCTTGAAGTTATCAGACCCTCTGTAGGGTATCACAAAACTAACTGTGGTAGCTTTATTCAAGTTAAACACAGTTCGTTTCATGTGCTGTTCAGCAACTCCTATTTCCATGTCATCGAGCCAATCACCTGTCAATTGACGAGGTGCATCCACCAATGGTCCATTTAGAACAAAGGCTATTGTAATTTGGCTCGATGGCAATAAAGATGGTTCGTACTGCCCAGTTTCTCCGTAGACATGGCTTCCTGAGGCTCCAAATATATGTGCATACGTATTACCGATCATCACATAATATCCAGTTCCTGGTGTTGGTCCATTAACCATTTTTCCGTCAGGCGTCATAGGGTTGTTAGTCCTAATTACGAAACGGTTTCCATCGTAGGTCTCTACCACTCCTTCAACCAAGTGATGGAACTTCATTAGTTGGAATTCTAATGGCCACTCTGATGGTGATGTGGGGTGTAGCCAAGAATTGGGGTTGAACGTCAATGTTCCTGCTACCGAGTCGTCAGGTGTATCTCTTCCATCCTTAGCAATGTACAGATATTCATCTATACAAAACCGCCGTACCGTACGTTGTGTTCCCGTGATAGCATTTGAGAATGTGATGTTATTACTCAAATAAACGCCAGGACTTAAGTTCTGGAAGGTTGGTCCGAGGCTAGCTAAAAGGGAAAGATCAAAAGTCAGTTGATGTCCAATATTCTCCGGGGTGAAGAAAAGGTCAACAACTCTAATTGGTACGGGAGTTGCTACTGGGGAAGGCATAACTAACAATCGAGGATCTTGAGTAAAATCAACTGTAGCAGGTACATGGTAAACCACATCATCTGCGTTCAATAGGCTTCGCTCAGTAGGGGGGATTCCAAGGGTAGGTTCATCTACTGGATAATAATCGACTGATAACATAGCTTTATTCATAACAAACGAGTTTGTCAAAACATCCACTATGAAGTTACCACGCCAATGTGTATAGCAATCCATTAGCTCGTTGAAAGCTTCAAGATCTACTAACAACCCATCCTTAGTCAACATCTTCATCTTGGGGTGGGGGTGTATCCTGTAAGATACGGTCCGTTGTCCAGGTAATCGTTCCAATACGAGTGGTCGTTGTTTTGTGGCCAGTTGCATAATGTCTCCAATTTGTTCCAGGTGCGCTGTATGGTCGAATGTAGCTACACTGTCTCCGTCAGGACTCACTCCTTCTGCAGTATCCGCGCTCGTTGTCACTTCCATCGCTCCAGCTCCTTCCTGCTGCAACATCTGTCCTTCTCGCGTAGCCTCCAACAAGAGATCTAGAATCTGGGCTGGTGTCTTTGTTAAAACTCCATTTTCCAGACTCTGTACCATGGTGTTTAGCAATGAGGCATCTGCTGAAGTCAAGTAAGTTACTTCTGGTCTTTTCAAAAAATAAGTGGGGTCAAAAACCTCAAATGATGGTCTCAAAATCACACTGATAGCCATTGTGACAGCTGAGGATCCAGCATCGTTAGTCATGAGAGGGTTCAACACTTGTATCACCAACTCTCCCCAACTAAAATTTGAATCACTACCTAGGGCTAAGGGGACTAATGGGATCTCCTTATAAGCCTTTGGTCCATTGAAGGGCACCATGATGACAACTTCATCATTCTCACTCAAATCAAGAATCGTTGTTCCAAAATGATCAGGATTGTCAGATCGTGTATAAACCGCATTTTCATCTGGGGGAGGTCGGATAAAAATTTTCAAACGACCATTCTGAAAACGATTCTTAGAGACTCGAATATGAATATCAAAATCTCCTCGCGCTCGTGAACATGTAGTCAGTAGTCGGGTGAGTATTGTTGAAGATTCACCATTAAATGCCATGGGATTCAAGGCAGTTTCTAGCAAAACTTCTCCAAAACTCTCGTTCGTAGTCCATTCCAAGGTTGTGATCAAAATTTTGTTCTTTGTCAATTCCAAAAAGTTTGTGGTCGTATTTGTTGGGACATGTCCTTCACCGGCTGTAATAGCTGTCATGGTCCTTCCAAGTGCTGTTCCTGATGTTCCTGAACCAGAAAAATCCAATAATGGAAAGCCAAATTGCGATGTTTGCAACATATTGGCCGCCATTCCTATTCCGCTCTTAACAGTTTTAACCCAATCAAACATTTGTCCTTGCCTTGAAAGCTCCTCTAATGAGAAGGAGGGATATTCAAAGGTAGGTAGCAATGTCGTTGGATTTCTTAGACCACGCAAAGTGAGATCCTTGAATCTCATATGCACAGTCATAGAAACCGTTTGTGTAGATGACTCTGGCACTCTCAATTGTGAGACAACTCGAAAGACTAACTGATGTTGTACAGAAAACCGATTGTTTCGCACGCTAGAAGGGTTCCATTCTGGGTGGGGCCAAGCTACAGAAGCGTCCAGTGTTAGCTGTTTGGGTTCGTTGGCTACGAACTCTAAAGCACTGACTGAATTCATCCGTTCACTCAACTCCTGATCTGTCGGATTAGTCGAGCTCTCGTAAATCACACCTATTCGCATCATTCCAGAGTGGAAAGATGTTGAGTTCATCGTGATAATGTACTCTGGTCGGTATGACACACGATAATGCCGTCTAATAATGTTCAGAATAGGATAATCGTCAAGTGTGCTCAATACATCAGGAAAAGTGATTTTCTTGATTGAGCCAGGTGCATCCGAGGGTGACCAATCAACATTGGTTAGGAAAACTGGTTTGCTAGTCCAATCTTCTTTATCCCAAGTTGGTAAATTGCTCAAAGTGGTGGTTGTCCCTGCTGGTTCGGTCTTAATCATGTGTGTAGTAGCATCCTGTACAGTAAACCCCTGGCTTGAGGCCTGTGTCACTTCAGCTACTAAATCAGCTTCCTGTTCCGTTGTTTCCATTTGTCCTTCTCGGTCGAAAGATTCTACGAGATCCCAATCCCGCTGGTTCAAACAAAATTCTGTTCCAAACTGGTGTTTCTTGAAACGATCAATTTTATCTGCTCTAACTCCTCCTGAAGGGTGATGGGTCTCTCCATCAAATTCAGTCGGTGTCCAACCACTAGCTAAACCTTCTGTTCCTAGCTTGTGATTCTCCCAATTATGCCATCTGGGCAGAGATTCTGAAAGTACCTCTGTTCCATATGTCATAACCGAGGGGTCGTAGGCTGGTTCGTAGTCCGCATCTCCTTGTTGTATCCTCTCGTAAGCTTCATGAAGATCGTAAGCTTGAAGAAATTCCTCCAACGATGAACAAGCTAAGCGATTGTGGGTCGCAAATCTACGTACATGTCGAAGTTTCTTATCTGCCTTAATCTTCCTCATTTTAGCTAATGTCCTTGCACGGAAGATGCTAAATCGCGATGGTGAAAAAGACCTAAAAGAGTAATGATAATCTCTTCCTTTGTAAGACAATATGACTCGTCTACGCGTGTTGAAATTAACATCCACCCTCCAAGGTTCTGCACAATTCATCACCTCTCTCTTGATGAATGCTGCATCCTTCCTAGCAAGATTGACTACCTTCTTGAGATTCTTTGCGTCTTGGGCTGCATTCTTAACTCGGAAATGTTCTTCTTTTCCTTGTTCTTCTGTCATCTGTCCGTAGAGATTCGCTGTGTCATTGGTGTCCGCCTCAACCTGTAGTTTATCCGCTAAGATACTGAAACGATTATTGTGTTTCACGTTCAATCTCTGCAGATTAACGATTTCAGTCCGAATTCGTTGTTCTCTGGCTTCAGATCGGTCCACAACACTGCAATGTCCACGAATTCTGATCTTTTTAGGAACAAAATCATGGGCAAAACGCTGCAAGGGTAATTGTCGTGAATTTAAAACCCGTTCAGCTCGTGCTATGGCTTCCTTTCCGTCGTTCGAAGACAAATATTGGAAGTAATCGTGGAAATCAAAACCCTCCAAAAATGCTATGATGTCTGTCAAAAAGTGGTGAGACTTAAAGTAGACAACTGCAAAATCCGGTGTTTGGATCAAGACTTCCCTTTTCACTTCATCGTAGTGATATTCGGATCTGGGTGATGTTAGTAGACCCAAAAATCGTGCCTTCTTCTCATAAAAATCAGATCGGTACTTCGATGGGCGCCAACTTAGGAAAGATTCCACATACGGAGCTGCCAGACAACTGGTTCCCACGTGCACACAATGTGCTTCGTGACAATCAATGTCATCTGCCAATCCTCGCATATATGCAATCGCTTCCTGCTCTGGCATCCTCTCTATGGTGTAGAAAGCGTTGATCATCTTCTTAACGTACGATGAATCGTATCTAATCACTGGTCGCTTATCATGTTCCATGGCAAAGTAATCTGCCAAAATATACTTCAATTTGAAGTATTTGAGATTCGTAGACTCGCTGTGTTCTTCTAGCAAGTTGTGGTAAGCATCTTTCCAATTTTCTTCCATGAATGCACCGACTTCGTAGCCTTTATACATGGGTTCCGTCTTCTCCTTAATTGGAATTTGGGTACTAATTTTGGGGGTGGGGTTGTCAGAAATTCCAAAGAAATCCTTCAATCCGTCCAAATATATGGAATCATTATCGGCTCTCTTCCGTCGTTCGATAAAAAGTCGAAATTGATACCTAAAATGGGCAGGTATGTCGGAAATATCCAATTGGTGAGCATTCCACAATTTATAGAGATTCTCATGTACTGGTGAAAAGTCGTACTCTTCTTCAACGTACTCATCAACAGCACTGAGAGTTTTAATCAGATCCAATTTTTGTTCCTTACTTCTTACTCCTAGGAACGTAGCGCAGGTCGTGTACACACCAGACTTGTCCAAACACAATTTGTATTCATCCATGTACTGATTGTACTTCTCCAAGGCCATTGCCTTCTTCTCCTCTTCTGTGGGGGGGGTGGACTCCTTAACAACGGGGAAACGCGCGAAGATCGTAGAATGGGTTTGATCGTTAGTATACATACTTCGATTCGAACCCGGATACGGAAACATCTAGACTACCGCATAGTTTAACCTTTTCTTGCAACTTGCAATTGAAGTAGTGTATCCGATACTACCTCTTTACTTCCCTCTGGATAAACCAGGAGCCACACTACCATGGAGGATTCACATGTGCTTGTAGGGTCGTAGGTAAACTACTCGTAGCTGGCAATTAAATATCTGCTTAAAGATCGAATAACAACATAAAATTGGCTTTTAAAGACACCCGTCAATAAAAGTTGTTCCAAAATCAGCGGTGATTACTCTAAAGCTAGAAATGATATTTAATCGCACGTCTTTAACAAATCATAGACAATTTATATTAACTCCATCATGGCAATACATAATGAAATACGACGTTCAACAATCCGTTTTCGTGATCAAAATAAGGGGTCGTCTATTAGCGTAGATATCGTCCTTATTTCCATATAACTATCGTTCGTAAGAGTGGTCGGTATATTATATAAACTTTCTTTCCGTTCATAAGCGTAATAATGGTCAGTATAAAGTTTCAAATTCCAGGTCATTATCAAGTTTATCAATCCGAAAAGCCATCGTGAGTTTAACGACATTCGGGGCCTTGGTCGTGGGTTTCGGTTGTCCAAATTAATGGCGGGTTGAAACTCCTAAGGGGGGGACAGTTTGATACACAGCAAGTAGAGTCTGTCGTTCTACTATACTGGTTTAAAAG